AGACGCAATCATCGGACCCGTTGCAGAAATACGCGAAGATCCGCGGCCTCCCGGTCTCGCGCATTTTGTTCGATCAGGCGGAGCAGGGACCGAAGGATGTCGTCGGCGAACTCCGCTTCCGTCTCCGACCGGACATCGAAGCGCGATTGAAAGGCATCGAGTATCCGCGGCAACTGACATTCCTCGCGAATCCCGTGAACGATTCGCATGTGCTCGCGACAGACTTTCCCGATTCGAACAAGATCCAGAAAAACAGGAAGCTCTATCAGTTTTCGCTCCTGGACAACGCGCATGTGCTCCCGCAGGAGATGGTCGATTCGCTGCTCGCCGACTATCCGCCAGAACACCCGCTGTTCAATACGCGCATCATGGGCCAGCGCGGGCTCACGGTGATCGGTGATGCCGTCTACGAAAACATCTTCGACCGCAGCGTGCATATGAAGCCCGTCGGCCCCAACGGCCCGCTGATCGAAGGCTTCCACATCGGCACGCACAATCCGGTCTGGATCATCGGGCAACGGACCTTTCGCGGCGGGCTCGCGTTGCTCGGCGGCTTGATCAGTAAGCGCCCGTCGCTCGATGACTTTCTTTCGGAAGTGAAGCATCTGCGCTCGGAATGGTTCGGTGCGTCCACGATTCGCACTTGCACGTCGCCGATGGGCGAGATCGGCGTCAAGTCAGGCAATCGCTACACGCTGATGAATCTGCTCCGCGCGCAGAAGTTCAAGCCCGTCTCGAAAGACTTCGCGAACGCGCCCGATGTGCAGCTCGCACTGATCGAGGAAATTTCAGCGCGTCTGCGGCGCCGCGTCGGACCGAAGGAAGAGGCGATGACCGTGAACGCGGACCCGTCGCGCTGGTTGCAGATGTTGCCCGATGGCAGCGTGTCAGAGAAACCCTTTCTCGCCTTCGCCTTCGATGGCGGCTACACCTGGAGTGAGCACACGGTCAGCGTGTCGAACAAGGAACTGCGACAACCGCGCGAAGATGATGAGTATTCCAACGCCATGCACTGCATCGAAAACATCATCCTGAATTTCTGCGTGGGCCAGAAGACGGACGAGGAACGTCGCGAGACGCGAAACGCGAATCGTGCCGATGACTACGGACAGCGCCAGCGCTATCGCGATCCTGAAAGCTGGCTCGCCTCATGAGCAGTCAGAAAGACCCCAAGACGCATAGATTTCTTCCGGTCGGCAGAACGCCATGCCGTAATCATCCAGATAAGCCTTCGCACGGCAATGGGCTGTGCTCAAAGTGTTGGAGTCAGGATCAGCGCGACCGAAATACGCCGTATGCTCAAAAACAGCGAGATAGCGCCAAGGAATGGCAGAGGACTCACTCGGCAACGTGGCAGCGAGAACGGTATCGACTCAAGCCAGAACAACATCGTGAGCGAGCTAAGCAGCGGTGGGCTGGGCTATCGTCCGAACGCCGATGGGAGATCAATCTCAAGGCGACATATGGCTTAACGGCCAGCGAGTATTATCGAATTCTCGCGTTACAGTCCGGTTGTTGCGCGATTTGCCACAGTGTTCCGGTTGATGGAAGCAAGTTGTTCGTTGATCACCGCCATTCGGCTTTTGCCGTCGAAGTCAGAGGTTTACTCTGCGCGCGCTGCAACACACTAGTCGGTTACGTTGAGAAAACTGGGACTGTAGAACTAGAAAGGGCGATTTCCTATGCCAGCCGTCTCCCGGTCGCAACAACGACTGTTCGCCATCGCCGAACACGAACCAGGAAAGTTGCACAAACAGAACAAAAAATTAGCTAGCCTGTCGCACAAAGTGCTACACGAGTTTGCGTCAGGCTCCACGAAAGGCAAGCCCATGCACGTCAAAGGCAAGAATCATTTCGGCCAGCGCGCGGCAATGGGCAAGGGCCGATGATCTGTCCAGCGTGCAGCAATACGGTCACGATGCCGATTACGTCCGTTCCGCCGCTCTCGGTGTGCCCTGTGTGCGGGAGAACGGTCGTCCTCGTGAATGGCGCGGCACGGCTCGCCCAAGCGGCCGATACGATTCATCTGACCGATGACCAGAAAATTGCGTTGAAGAAACTGCGGCCGGTGAATGCCTGAAGATACCGCGAAGATCGGCGACAGCGAGTTCATGCGGACCGCGCGTGCCCGCTTCAAGTTGGCGGATGAAGCCGACACGAAGCAGCGCGACCGTGAAGCGAACGATCTCGCCTTCTATGCCGGCGATCAATGGCCGGCCGACATCAAGTTGCTCCGCCAGGGCCAGCAGCCGACGAACGGGATGCCCGCCGTCCCCGCGCGGCCGACGTTGGTCATCAACAATCTGCGCGAGCCCGTGCGGCAAGTGCTCAACGAAGAACGCCAGAGCGATCTCGGCATTGAGATCATTGCCGCCGATGACTTCGGCGATCTCGGCGTCACGCCGGACGATGCCGAAATCAAACTGCGTGAAGGCTTGGCGCGGCGCATTCAGCGGCAATCGTCCGCAGCCGATGCACGGACGTGGGCGTATTCACGCGCGGTGATCGCCGGACGCGGCTACTACCAGGTCATGACGCGGTTTCTGCCTGGGAAAACCTTCGACCAAGAGGTCTACATTCATCGGATTTTCAATCAAGCCGCCGTGCTGTTGGACCCGTCACACACGGAGCCCGATGGCTCGGATGCGCGTTGGGGCTTTATCGGCGTCGATATGCTGTGGGACAAATATTGCGAGGAGTATCCCAAGCTCGCCGATGGCTCCGCGAATCCGTTGATTCAGCAGCTCGGTGCCGATCCGAGCGACGAGGCATGGCACGCGATTCATGATGACTATCCCGATTGGTTTCGCGGCGCGACGGATACCACAGGCGACGAGGCGACGAAAGCCACGCGCGCGGTCCGCGTCACGGACTACTGGTATCTGGAATCAGACACGCGGGAACTCGCGATTCTGAAAGACGGCACCTACGCGTGGATGAACGAGCTCGAGAACGATCATCCGCGCGCCGCCGATGATGCGAGCCCGGAGGATCTCGCGGCGCTGCCGGATCAGGCGGTCGTGAACACCCGATTCGTCATCGAACAGGTCGTCAAGAAAGCGACGATCGATGGGATCAACGAACTCCAGAAAGACCAGTGGAACGGTCCTGATCTCCCGATCGTGAAAGTGCTCGGCGAAGAATTGCAGCCCTACAATCACGAGCGCAAGATCGAAGGCATGGTCGCGCCCGCGCGTGGCGCGCAGATGGGCACGAACTACATGGTCTCCAAACTCGTGGAGACCGTGGGCCTCACGCCGATTCCGCCGTTGCAGGTTGATCCTGAAGCGATCGACGGTTACGAGGAGTGGTATAAAGTCGCGAACACGCGCGCCCTGCCCTATCTGCCCGCGCGGACCTACGACGACCAAGGGCGGCAGCTCAAAGAGCCGCATCGGCCCGCAGTCGATCCGAACCTGCTCCCGATCTCGCAGTCGATCGCGTTGTTCATGCAGTTCACCGAGAAGACGACGGCGGTCCCGGCCGCGGCGCTCGGCGATATTGATCCCGTCACGCGCAGCGGCAAGGCGATTACCGCGCTCACGCAGAACTCACAGCGGAGCACAAGTAACTTTCTCGACAATCTGATTCGGTCACTGCGCTATGAAGGGCAGATCGTCAATAACCTGCTCTATCCGATCTACGGCGCCCGCCCAGGACGACTCGTGCGGATCATGACGGGCGCGAATCAGAATGAGACGTGGGTGATCAATCATCCGCAAGGGCAACCGATGCCACCGACGCCGCAGGGTATGCAGATTCACGGCGGCGCGAAACTCACACCAGACGCCAACTTCAACGTCGCGATCAAAGTCACGCGCAACTACGACACGCGGCGACAGGAACTCGAGACGACGCTCGGCGAAATCATCGGCAAAGATCCGCAATACGGCCTGAGCACGTTTGGCGATCTGTTTTTCAAATACCAAGACGGGCCTGGGCATCTGGAACTCGCGGAGCGCGCAAAGGTCATGCTCGCGCCGCCCGTGCAGCAGATGCTCGCCGCACAAGCGCAAGGCGGACAGTTCGATCCAAAGGACGCGCAAATCAAGCAACTACAAGGGCAAGTCGCGCAGGCGCATCAGATCATCCAAGGGAAGCAAGCCGAGAAAGCCGCCGAGATGGGCGGCAAGATGCAGATCGCGCAGATGCAGGAGACCTTCGAATCGCAGCGGCATCGGGAAGACAATGAAACGAAGCTCGCCGTCGCGGAACTCGGCGCGAAGGTCGATCGACTCGCGCTCTTTCTGGAAGAACGCGCACGGGTCGGCACGCAGCAAGCGGACGCGCAGCAGTCGGCATTGGATCGCAATCACGAAGCCGCGATGGCGCACGCCGACGCTGGTCATGAGCAAGACTTGGCCGCGCAGGATCAACAGAACCAACAGGGCCAGAACGTCCACGATGCCGCAATGGCCTCGATGCAAGCGCAGCCGCCGCAACCGCCCGCGCCGAATGGTCAGCCATGAATCTGACTGAATATCGCGTTGAACGAAAAAACGGCAAGGGCCAGACACTCGCCGCAGCGCTCAAGCGCCCGAAGACACTCGCGCAATGTGCCGATGTGCTGATCGATGTCGTGCTGCCCGCGCTCGAGCAATTGCTCCATAACGAAGCGGTCGCGCAAGAAAAGATTCTCGCGCTCGAAGCCGAAGTGAAACAACTGAAAGAACTGCACGGTGGACTCGCATGAACGAAGAGATTCAGCCGCAGACGACAGAACAATCGACCGAGCAGGCGCCCCCTGAAGAACTCTCGCTGAGCGAGCATGAGGCGCAATTTCCTGGCGGATCGAAGCCGGCCGTCGTCGTGGCTGAAGATCAAGCCCCGATCGATGAAACGCCGGACGAAGCGACCGCGCGAGAGACGCGAGCGGCCGACCAAGCCCGCGACAAAGACACCGGCCAATTCAAGCCGGGCCGACGCCGCGCGAAGTCACAGCAAGCCGGCGCCGATGATGTCCCACGCATCAAGGAACTCACGCGGCAACTGCGCGAGCGTGACGAAGAACTGACGCGGCTGCGGACGCCGCCCGCCCCCGTGGCTGGGACTCCGATCACCCCGGTCGGAGGGAACGGGAATGGGCACGCGCCCGCGGCCGCGCCACAGAAACAGGGCGAGCGGTTCGTCTTGCCGGCGCCGCCGTTTGATCCCGAGCCGAGCGAGAACGATCCGAAATATGGCGGCGACT